GATTTTAGAAAGAATAAAAAATTTCATCCTTTTCATATTGACTTGTATTCTGAATTTATAAAGGCAGGTTTCGAACCCTTTAACATATACATTGTTGATCTTGGCCAAACCGTGAATCAGCAGTTTGTACAGGTAATATTGAAAACCAAGATTTTTCCGAAACAACACGAATACATTTTAATATTTATTAAACCGTAAGGAGAAAGAAATGACCCCATATGAAATGGAAAGGTCTTATTGGTTAAATAGAAAGGATTTAAATCATAAACAAAGGTTAGAAAAGTCAATTCAAGCATATGATAGTAGGTATGATAATAGCACTGAATCGGCTATAGTTTGGGGAGGTATCATCCTTGGAATTGCTATTGTAATTTGCCATATGATTAAAAAATATTTTACTAAATAGTAGGCTTCTCGCACATGAGGGATTTCCAAAAAAAAATTTTACCCGAATAGGAGACGCAATCATGAAAGTATACCGAGATGAGCTTTTAAATGCCATCAAGACAGTTCAACCAGCCACTTCAAACATTGAAGACATGTCCAATCTTTATTTTTCAGGAGAGGATATAGTAGCTTACAATGACAAGATTTGTTTTCATGCTCCCTTCAAATCAGATTTTGTTTTTCTTATCAATGGTAGTTTAATGTTTAATTTTGTATCAAGAGTAGATTCCGAACAAATTACTATGGCTTTGAAAGACGGAAAACTGATTATGAAAGCAAAAGGCATGAAGGCCACTCTAACAACTGTTCTTACAAGTGAGATTATAGATAGGACTAAAAGAGTAAAAGAGGAATTGGAGAATCTCCGTACTTATGAACTACCTAAAGATTTTGTTGAAGGTGCTTTTCTATGTATGTTTAGTGCATCAAAAGAACCTGCTACTGGTACATTAACATGTTTAAATGTAGAGGGTAATGAACTTATTACTGGTGATAAACGTAGAGTAAGTTTATATACACTAAAAGAAAAGATGGAAAGCTTCATGATTGAGGCTTCAATTGCTTCTGAGTTAAAGAGGCTGGAAGAGATAACTCTTTCTGTATATGGTATATCTGATTCATGGATACATTTCATCACAGACACGGGGACAACCCTTAGTGTTAGGAGAATTCTTGGAGAGTTTCCTGACTATCATGAAATAATTAAATCTGTTAAAGGGATAAAGATAAAACTACCCGAAGGAATTAGAGAAACAATTGAAACCGCCTCATTAACTGTTGAGGGTAGTGGTTCGGCTGACATTCATCGGGTGCTAATAGAACTGAGCAAAAACAGTTTGAAATGCCTGGGAACATCTGAAACAAAGGGCACAATTGAAAAGACTTCCAAAGTTTCATATGACGGAAAAGATGTTTCTTTCTCTATCAGTCCCACATTTTTGTTAGAGGTTCTAAATAAAGCGGCAACAGTTATCATTGACAGTGAAAACCATAAAGCATTATTTAGATCAGGTAGCTTCAAACATGTAATGACCCTACCTATTACACAAAAGGGGGTATAAAATGGATGTGGTATACTTTGAAGGAATTAATTGTATTTTTGCAGAGGATCAACCTCAATACCGTCCACTTCCAACACATAGAGATAATGAAAATATAATAACATCGTGTTGGAGATTAAGTTTCCGGGAGAGGATACGAGTGTTAATTAAAGGAAGGGTTTATCTACAACTTAAAACTTTTGGAGAGCCTTTACAGCCACAGTTAATGTTTACGATTAATCCTGTCAGTAAGGAGAAAATATGAAAGAAGCGAAATTCCACTGTATTTGTGTTCTAAAAGAGTTTATCAATATTATTGAAAAGACAGATAAAATAGATAGAATAGATAATTTTCAATTTAACACATTTAGCGAAACTGAGGAAACTCCAACAAGAGATTGGATGGAACTGAAGTTTAATGGTTGGATAAATGTTAATTTTAACATTAGGTTTCACGTAAAAATGGGTGAACATGAGAGAAACTAAAGATTTTGCTTGTACTGGTCCAATATGTAATCCAACAATTTTAAAAGTTGATGGTATTTCTAAGGACCACACAATATTTTATCACACAGCCGAACTTAACAGAAATGGTGAATGGTTGTTAAGAGATGGATGGGCATTTGTAAAATCTCTTGGAGCCTGTTGCCCACGATGTTTAGAAAAACTTGGTTTAAAAAAGGAGGTGAGATAAATGAAATCAATTCACTGGTACAGGTTAGAAAGGAAATATTAAAATGCCTGACTTTTTTACACGACAAGAGCTTGAAAAATATACCCGTGTAGATTCAGCCGCAACAAGAGATCCACGTTGTTTGGAATGCGGACTGCATAGGGGTTGCCATTCTCCAAAAATGAAGCATACAGGTGAGGGTAGATTAAAGTGTTTGGTCCTTGCAGAAGCTCCTGCTAAAGATGAAGATGCTACGGGTATCCAACTCAAAGGAGATGTTGGCCAATACTTCAGAGGAAAGTTACGCACACATGACCTTGATTTAGATAGAGACTTCTGGAAACTTAACGCTGTAAACTGCTGGCCGAGAGATGGAAAAGGAAGCACAAGGACCCCAACAAAGACTGAAATAGAGTTCTGCAAACCAATGGTTGATAAAACCATTGCAGAATTAAAACCTGAGTATATCTGGTTGATGGGTGGTTGTGCTTTACAATCTTTTTATGTTGGTGAATTCAAACAACTTCAACCCACACGGTGGCGTGGTCTGTGCATTCCTGATCAAAAGACTGGGGCTTGTATTCTCCCCATGTTCCACCCATCATACCCCCGGCGTGGTAAGCATATCGATCAGAATATAGTTTCACAGTATGACAGAGACTTAAAGTTTGCTGTAGATCAATTCAGTTTTGACAGAGAGCGTATATCTTTTGAAAATAGTAACGTGATATGTCTCTATGAATTTACCGCTGTTATATCGCTTCTCAATAAGATATTGCAAGAGCTTCCCCCATTTTTATTCATAGATTACGAAACTACTGGTTTAAAGCCTTATAGATCAGGGCATAAAATAGTTTCGATGTCTCTGTGTTACTCACCTGAAACAGCTTATTCATTCCCAATGAAGTACAGGAGTCACTGGACAATTGAAGAATATGTACAAATAAAAAAAAGAATCAGGCAAATACTGAAACATCCAGAGATAAAGAAACAATCACACAACTTTAAATTTGAAGAGATATGGGGTAGTGAAATACTTGGTATATATACAGCCCCTTGGGATTGGTGTTCAATGAATGTTGCCCATATTCTTGATAACAGAAACGCATTTACCAGTTTGAATTTTCAAGTTTACATAAATTTTGGTATTCTGCCATACGATAAGAGCATAGATAAATTTAAAAGAGGTGATGGTGGAGAATTCAATAAAATAGAGGAACTTCCTCTTGATGAACTACTTGAATATGGTGGTAGGGATTCTTTATATGGCTTCTCCTTGGTGAAAGAGCAGAAAAGAAAAATTACTCTTAATCCTCAGATGAAAGATGCCTATGATCTTTTTCACAAAGGTCTGATCGAGTTTGCTTCTATAGAAAGAGAAGGTTTGAATATTAATGAGGTTGCCTATGATAAAGGAGAAAAAGAACTGATCAAAAAGATTAGCAACCTTGAAACAAAGATAATGGAAAGTAAAGAAGTAAAAAAATTCAAGGAAATAACAAACAGGACAATTAATCTCGCTTCAAATAAAGATTTGGGGCATTTAATCTATAATATACTTGGTGCTGGGAAGGTTACAACAATGAAAAACAACCTTTCTACTGGTAAAGATGCATTAAAAATAGCTGGCTTCCCATTTACTGAAGATTTACTGCGTCTCAGAAAACTTGAAAAGGTTTTGAATACATATCTTGCACAGTTCAAAAAACATGTCGTAAATGGTAAAATTCACCCATCACTTAACCTACATATACCAATTTCATACCGGTCTTCATCTTCCGATCCTAATATCCAAAACGTTCCCGTTAGGGATAAAGAAGCTGAAAAATATTGTCGTATTGGTATCATTCCTTCGTCTGGTAATAAGTGGCTTGAATCAGATTTTAAGGGTATTGAGGTAGCCACAAGCGTATGTTATCATAAAGATCCAACAATGATAAAATATATTAAAGATGATACAACAGACATGCACCGTGATACTGCAATGGATTTATGGAAACTGCCTCTTGGAGAAATAACAGAGGTTATTAGATTTTTTGTAAAGAATGACTGGGTGTTTGCTCAGTTTTATGGTTCATGGTATAAAGAGTGTGCAAAATATTTATGGGAAGACTGTAAGAACCTAAAAACGAAGTCAGGAGTTCCTTTACAAGAACACCTTAAAGATGTTGGAATCAAATCTTTTGATGACTTTATTGATCACTGTAAAGATGTTGAACATCTCTTTTGGAATATTCGTTTTAAAGTGTATAAAAAATGGAAAGAAGAGAACAATGCATTATATAGAAAACAGGGTTACCTTGAGACTTTTCTTGGATTTATCTTCTCAGGTCCAATGTCCTTTAATGAGGTGTGTAATTATCAGATACAGGGTACGGCATTTCATTTGTTACTGTGGACACTCCTTGAAGTTGCAAAGGCAATAAGAGAAGAAAAATGGAGGTCTAAAATCAATACAGAAATACATGATAGTATGTTAACCGATTGCGTACCTGAAGAAGAAAGAATCCTGATTGAAAAAATCAATTATATTGGAACTAAAAAAATAAGAGAGGTCTTTCCATGGATAATAGTTCCTCTGAAAATTGACCATAGTATCTCACCGATTAATGGTAGTTGGTATGATGTGGGAAAGGAATCAGTGGATCGACCGGGAAGGAGAGGGAAAGAAGACGTATATAGTTAACGGTGTAAAAATATTGACAATTTTTTGAAAAATATGTTATAATAACATTAACGATGAATGAGATAAGGAGATAAATATGGCTTTAAATGTCAAATACAGACCAAAAATACTTGATGAGGTTTCTGGTAATGAACCAATTGTTTCTGCTCTTAGGGCAGCACTTGAAAATAAGGAGGGAATGTCTCATACTTATTTATTTACAGGTCGGCCCGGCTGTGGGAAGACAACCTTTGCTTTTGTTCTTAAAGAACATCTTGAAGTCATAAAAGGAGACTTTCTTATTTATGATACTGCAAATACCCGAGGCATTGACTTCATCCGTGACATTGTTGATGGTTTAAAGAACGCTCCCATGTATGGTAAACGTAAATTGTATCTCCTTGATGAGTGTCACCAAATAACCCCTGAAGGTTTAAACGCTTTATTAAGAACACTTGAGTATGGCTGTCCTGAACATTGTTTTATTGTCCTTTGTACTGCGGAATTTGATTCAATTAGGAAAACTTTAAAAGAAGCCTTAGTCCGAAGATGCCGACATTATGAAGTGAAGCCTTTAAATACGAGAGAGATGGGAGAACTTCTTAATCGTGTTCTTAAAGCAGAGGGATTTGGTGATGATTATCCCGAAACCATAACAGACAAAATAATTTCCCTTTCAGAAGGCTCCCCCGGACACGCTCTTAGTATGCTTGATTCGGTTATTAATATGACTGATGAAGATGAGATTCTTGAAGCCATAAGCTATGCTGCTTATGGTAGTAAAGAGGTCTTTGACATCTGCCGAATACTCTCTCATCCCACAGAATTTAATAAGTGGAATAGGATAAGAGAGATCATTCCTAATATAAAGAAAAATGACGTTGAAGGTTTGCGGTATGGGATGCTTAACTGGCTTGAAAAGGTTCTACTTAACAAAGGTGAATCGGATATTGCTGAGATTATGATTCTGCTCACTGAAACTTTTATGTACACCGGCAGAGCGGGACTGACACTCGCTTGTTATCTTGCTTGTCGGAAAATAGAAACATCTTGGGCACCAACGTCAGATATTAAAAAAGGGAAACAAACAACTGAGGATGATGATATTCCATTTTAAATAAAGGTGAACAAATGACTAATTATTCAATTACCACATATAAAGGCACAGAACTTGACCCTTTTAAACATTATGATATAAAAGTGATTGCAAAGGGATTAGCAAGGACAGGACGTTTCTCCGGTCAAGGAAATGAGTTTTACAGTGTGGCCCAACACTCAGTATTATTATCGAATATTGTGTGGGATGAGGGACATACTTATGGAGTCTCCCTTTGTGCCCTTTTACATGATTCTCCTGATTTTATTTTGGGAGACATTGCTACTCCTTTAAGAAAACACCCAAAAATGATGATTTACAATGTTGTTTATGAAAACATCCTTCATAATTTTCTCAGTTCAGTTGGCTTAAAGGAAGTGACATCAATGTTGGAATCAATCAGTCCTTTAGATAAACGGCTTGCTTTAACTGAAGCTACTGCTCTCGGCATTGACACAACAAATTGGACAGACCCCCAATATCACACAGAAGCATACGATATTCTGGTCTCCCCAATTTGGACTTGCAGACATGCAGAAATTTATTTTCTTAATAGGTTTAATTATTTGATAAAGGTTCTTCAGACTGATAGCAGGAACCTCATGATGTTTTCTAACCGGATACTTATTTCAAATATCAAGAAAATGAAATTTTAAGAATTGAAAAGGAGAATGAAAATGTTTGATGAAGAAAAAAGAAACAAATATAAAAAAGACCTCGAAATAGACTTCTCAATATTAGAGCACAATTGGGCGAACCACTCTGTTTTGTATATGGATTGGGGAGAACTTCACGCTGAGTCTGTTGCTAAAAGAGATCGTAAAAAAGAAGAACTTGACCTAAAACAATCCTATCTTGATAGTGCTATACGGTCAAATCCTGAAGAGTATGGCATCGTTACAAAACTAACAGAGGCTGGAGTTACCGCTACTATTAAAACACAAGATGATTATAAGGTACTCATACAAGAATTAATTGATTCAAATGAGGAAGTGGCAGTCCTTACTTGCGCTAAGACGGCTTTCGAGCATAGGAAAAAAGCACTTGAAGGCATAACACAATTATATTGTGCTGGATACTTTGCTAAACCTAACATACCAACGAAAGCACAAGAAGACCTCGGGGGTGGCATGAGAAAAGCACAACAAAAAGCTTTTGAAGATGATAACGGCCGTCTTAAAAAGAGAAAGAAGATCGTAGAAAGATAATAAAATGTGGTCGGAATTTACTACACTTCAGAAAATACTTATATTGGCAATTGGCATACCATTTGCCTATATAATAGTACGACTACTCTCATTTGCGGTTTTTAAATCATGGATAGATGCATTTAAACAAAAAACCTTAAAGAAGGAGGATAACGATGAGCTTTAGAAAAAAAGCAGAGGAATTTAAAGATGATCTTGAGAAAAGACACAAAGAAAGTGCTGAAAGGAAAGATGAAGGCTTTGGAAGCCACATCTTTAATTTAGAGAAGTTAAAAAAGTTTATGCCAAATGGAATACATTTTTGGAAACCAGAAGTAGGTCCACATGAAATTGATTTTATACCTTTCTTTGCAGGTAAGCAGCACCCAAGAGACCCAGAGGGAAGAATCTCATATTGTGTAGATATATGGGTGTATCGATTTGTTGGTGGACTTAACTTACAATTTGTTTCTCCGGCAAGGACATACAAAATAACAGATCCAATAATTGAATACATTACCCGTGAACGTCTATCAAAAGAAGAGTATAAAAAGAGAAGTGCTAAAAGAAGGGTAATATATCTTATTTGGTCACATGACAGTGCTGAAGAGGAAGCAAAGGGGATTCAAATTTGGGAGGTTGCTCACTTCTTTATGGAAAAACACCTCGATGTAATCTCAAAAAAACCTCACGATGGTGGTTATATCCAGTTTTCACATCATAATACTGGTAAAAGGATTGCCTTCAATATAACATCTGAAGGTAAATGGATTGATGAAAATAATGTTGAGCGAGACAGTGTTTCGTTTATAGGGCACCGATTCATTGACAGGCCGGGAGATGGTAAAATTCCAGATGAAATTCTTAATACAAACTTTTCACTTGATGAAGCAATCCATATGAAACCTACATATAAGGAGATTTACGAGGCCTTTTATGGCAAGAGAACAGATGGAACTTTATTATCTGCTACTCCCATAGGAGACTCTTCAAAGCAGATAACAAAATTGCCTCAGCCCGAAGCTCCCAGTCCTCCTGATAGTACTCCTGACAGTGTTTCTCCAGAGGATAGTTTTACTGCTCCTGATGATCTTAATGATGAAATATGTCCCGATGGTGGAACTTGGGGAATTGATA